TCGCCGGGTAGTTCGCGAAATACCACAACGCATTTCTTCCCTTGTCCGTTGACTCCAACATGTTTAATGAATTGTGCCATGTGGTATCTCCTTAAATTTACTCAGCAGCCGCGTCTGCGGTAACTTCTGCGCCTTCTTCAGCAGGTGCTGGTTCGTTGGCTTTTAGAAACGATGCCAACTTGTTATAAGTTGCGCCAATGATTTCCATTTCGCCTGCACGGTATCCACCACGCTGGCTTGCTAACTCAATTGCACCAGCAAGAATTTTCATGTCTTGTAGTGTTAAGCCGATTGGTTGTGCTTGTTCTTGAGCTTGTTCTTGTTGTTCCATTAATATCTCCTAGGTTAAAAAGATGGAAGTCTTCCGCAAATACTTATAGCACAAAACGCCAGGGTGTGTAGCCAAAAATCAAAGGGGAAGGATGCGGATTTTTCTGCGGTCTTGTTCGTGTCTGCATTGGTTAACAGTGCATGCAAACGGTGTGTTAGGTGGCATCCAATTGGGATCAAACACATTGTAGTGTTCATTCCTGCCGCCGCATTGACTATAAGAAACAAATCCTTTGGGTCCAATCTGTAGCCAATCTACACCAGCATAACAAGGCATGCCTGTATAAACAGGATCTGTGTTGTTGGCAATGCTTAGGTCTATGTATCTTGGATCTGGCGCATTTGGATCAAACACAACAGTTTCAGGTACATAGTCATCTGGACGACCATATATTCTATTTGCGTCAAGCATAGAGTAGCCACGATGTAATTCGCCATCGGTGTCGTGTAGTATTTGTTCACGACATGTATATCCTCGATCTATAAATTGTTTAACTCGTTCTCGGGATTCATTTACACTGCCGGGCACAAGCGGAACAATGATAGATACGCTTACATTCTTTTCAGCACATTGTTCAAGTATAAAGTCAAACACATCATCATTTTGCCAGGAATGATATGTTAGCTTTACACTGTCGATTAAGTTTATAACACCATACAAAGAAAACCAAGTGTCGTCTCCGCTAGTGTCTAGTCTAATGCTACAAGGCTTTTCCTTCATCTTCTTTAATAATGTACTAAGGTGAGGGAAGTGCAATGGCTCTCCGCCACCAATCTTCCAGTATATTTTATCGTAATGATTGTATCTTGTGTACTGTAGCTTTTCAATTACAGACAAGTATTGATCAAGCGAATACTCCAAGCTACCATTTTTAAATTGAGGCTGGCAATACGAACATTGCAATTTGCAATGAGCATTAAGCATCCAGGTAACTTCTGCGTGGTCCATCATACACGTATTTAACAGACCAAAAAAAAAACGCACCCTAAGGTGCGTTAAAAGGAGCCCCAGCAAAAATTAGTGTTTAGGCGGCACGTAGTTAGCAGTAATGCCAAACGGTGCTGTAATAGTATTGCTACCATGTACAACAAACAACGTGTCGCAATAGTCTGGGTCGCCCCAGCTACCAAACGGATAGCCGTCTGTGAATACTACAAGTTGGTGCGGTTGAACTTCATTGTCCTTCATCCATTGCCAGATGCAAGTAAAGTCTGTACCACCACCACCTTTGATGTTGTATTCGCCCATGCTTCGACCATCATCGCCTGTAAAGGTATCTTCGTTGTAAACGTCAGTGTCAAATGTAATGACACGAACTTTATAAGAAGTAAACTGATCCAAGCTACCTTGTACCATGCCCAAAAAGTCTGCTAACATGCGTTCGCAAATAGAACCAGATGCGTCTAGTGCAACAACAATGTCAAGTTCCTCGCCTGGCAATTGCCCCGGCATAACTGCACCAGTGTGCCACGCCTTACGGTTAGGACGCATCCAAGTGTAGTCGCTTTTAACAGAACCAGAGAACTGAATACGCAACAAGTCCTTCAAGTCCATTACTGGAGCAGTAATGTCACGCACCAGTCGCTCAATGTCACCGGGGCAGTTACCTGCACCTGCGTTCTTTGCGGCTTGGATAACAGCTTCACGCCATTCATCGCGCAAGGCTTTCTTTTCTTCTTCACTTAGCTTCTTGAATTTGGGTTTACCCTTACCCTTACCATCTTTATCGCCGTCGGGACCGTCTTCACCTTCGCCAGACCCGTCACCGTCGCCTTCCATATCCAAGTGATCATCAAACGGCATCTTGATAACTGTGGCATTCTTCATCAAGTCATCATACACTTCGTCAGCAGTCATACCTTCGTACTTGCGATCTGCTAAAATTTCTACGGCAGTAATACGAGTACCAACGTTTTCGCGAATCAACATGTTATTGATAACAAAGTCGCCAGCCATGTTCCAAACTTGGGGCTCGCGGCTACCACGGCGTGTCATGTGATCAAAGATGATGTGTCCAAGTTCGTGTGCAAAGCCAAACACCAACTCGCCATCGGAACACTTTTGAACAAAGTCAGAATTGTAATAAAACTTGCGGCCGTCTGTTGCAATAGTTTTGCACCATTCAACTTCTTCAAGTTTCAGACGTGCCGCCAAAGGACCCCAAAAGGGATACTTGAGCAACATGGCAACACGGCTCTTAATTAAACGATCTTTTGCGGGCATTTTAGACATTGTGGCTCCTAAATTTCTTACTGTATGCGACTATTATACTACGATTTTGGCTCTTGGTCAACCGGTTTTTCTGTTGTTTTTTCACTACACATTAAGTCCCACAGCATAGCAACTTCGGGCTCTCTAAACCAGATTTTTTGCTTTGGAACAAAGTCCCAATCCAGTCGCTTCAAACCTTGTTGTCGACACCATGCAGTGATTTCGGTAACTGTTGTGGCTCGGGATAAGGTACGAGAAGGCCAGGATTTCCTTTGTTTCTGGAGCCACTCAGCAACATCAGAAGGGGTTGGTACCTGGCCCTCTCGTATCCCAGAATAATCCGGACCATATAGCATTTCTGCTATGTCCGGATTACGTGTCTTACTCATCAGTAAGCAGGTTAGCGTAACGCTTGAAGAACTCAGGGAAGTTGGTCATCTTCTTGCGATCAAACACAACCTTGTAAGACTTCAACACAGTATGGGCACCCATGATAACCATTTCTGGTTCAAAGTTTGACATCATAAAGCCCAACCAGTTGTCGGCGTTCTTGTTAAAGTCGTCCAACTTACCTGCTCGCTTACCTGCTTCGTATCGTGTACGAAGTTCGTAGCTCAAGCTAGTAACCAGAGCGTATGCCGCAGACACTTCCTTGCTCTTGAAAGTGGTAACTTTGCCAGACAACACATCTGCAGGGTCAGGCAAGTCTGCGGCGTGCTTGCGATGCGCCATAAACTTAATCGCCATACCTTCACCGACCAAGCCCGACACCATGTCTGTGTTAGCAGAGTCTGGCATGTCGTCATCCAACATGTCGCTTACAAAGCTCCAGGTACGTGGAGTAGAGAAAGCGCGATCGTGTTGCGTAGGATCAAAGTTATACAGGTCACCTTTGAACTGTTTCAAGAAACCAACCACGTGTGGATGGATCTCGTTCATGATAGCCCACTGTTCCCAGTCTTCAAAGTCCACGCGGATTTCCAAGTGCATGAAGCGGTTGGCAAGTGGACTAGGCATACGATACGTAACACCTTTATCGCCCATTCGGTTACCTGCGGCAATCATAACAACGTTATCGGGCAGTTGGTACTGGCCCACCTTACGGTTCAGAATCAGCTGGTAAGCCGCGGCTTGAACAGCAGGAGGAGCAGAGTTCAGTTCGTCCAAGAACAAGAACACCACATCATGTTGTGCGGCAAATTCTGCGGTAGGCAATTCTGAAGGGGTAGCCCACTTCATAGTGTTATCACCAGCAGAGTAATAAGGGACACCTTTAATGTCAGTAGGATCCATCAGTGCCATACGCAAATCTACAACAGTAGAGTTGGGCCATTCGGCGGCAACTTGGTTCACCATGTCAGACTTGCCCACGCCGGGAGGACCCCAAACAAAGACTGGACGGCGCTTGGCTACAGCTCGGCGCAGGATAGGTTTGCACTCGCTAATTTTTACGGTGCGGGTTTCGACAGTATTTTTTCCCATTTGGTGGCTCCTACTTAGGGTTTGTTAAACATGTGTTTATTATAAGGCATTTAGTTGCGATTGTCAACAACTAAATGCCTTGTTGTTTTTATGCAACAGCTTGCTCTTGTGCTGGCATAACTTGAGCAATAAACTCAGATGCAAGGATTGCTTCTTTAGTCATTGGGCCAGGCAGTTCTACGAACTTGACATCGGTACAGCCTGCGCGAACGAGTGTTTGGGTACGGCGCTTGTCATTGGTGTAGCGAAGTGCGCCACGACCCTTTTTATCAACAGCATAGCCAACAAAAGTAAAAGTCTCACCAGCGATAACTGATTCAACTGCGGCTTCAACTGCTTGGGCAGTAACTTTAGACATAAATTTTCCTTTGAGTGTGTGTTAAGTGTTTATTGCAGAACCGTTCCGCAATGTTTAAATTATACTATTGATCCAGATCCTTGTCAACCTGTTTTTGATGCTTTTCGCGTCTTTTGTAGGCTTTTTTGCTTTCCTCTACTTTGCCCTTGAAAGGGCTGTCAGCATGGTACAGCTCAATAGCTCTACGCTTAGTACGCTCTAGCTTCAAAGTGATTGTAGTCCGTTTCATAGTGTTACTATTATATGGGGATTTGGGCCAAAGGTCAACCTGTTTTTGGCTCTTTTTACCAAAATTTCATGAAAAAAGTGTTGTATTTTTGCAACAAAAAGGTAATACTTAGGGTTAACCTTTTCCCTGCGCTCGTCTGCTTAATCCGTTTAGCCAAAGAATGATGTCATCGTTCACTAAACGGATTTCCATTGCGTCTTGCTCACCAAAGATTCGAAAGTAGCCAGCACCGTGATAGTACGGCCAATCCAAATGTTGTTCAAGACCTATTAGATGCCCAGGATTCGGACTCCATCCCGGAGGACATTGGTATGACCAATAGCGAAAGTGGGGCTTCATTAATTCCCAACCAAATGTGGTCAAACGTAAGCCCTTGTGTCTGCCAGGTTGGTAGTTTTTAAAAACAGTGTACTCTGTTATCTTGGTGTTTTCCCAAATATGCGGAATTGGGTACTGAGCCAAGTACTCAGTTATTTTTGTAGGAAGTTCCTTGCTCATTGATTTTACGACCTTGCTTTAATTCAACGACAGAAAAGTCAGTTGTCTTAAACAACTTGTTCATTTTGTCGGCTAAGTTAAACGCATGTCCTGGATTAGAAAATGATACCTTTTTATATTTTGGCCCTGGATAGCTGATTAAACTATTCAATGTGCGAAGGTTAATTGGCTTGTCTTGATAAAAGACAGCGTATATTGCATCAGCCGCAAGTACTTCTTCGCTCTTATAAGTTCTTGGGTTTGTATGTGTTAATAGGATGTTGGGCTTTGGTCTACTCATACTTTTATTTATCAAAAGTAGGTATTTAATGAGCCAACTACACCGTAGTTTTTGGTGCTAAAATAGATAGTTTGTCGCCGTGTATAATAATACAGCTCATTTCAGGATTTTTAGTTGGGGTTCCAACTGCGGTAAATGTGCGGGTTCTAGAGTTGGCCCAAAGTGTGAATACAACAACACCATCAATAGAACCAACCATAACAACATCTTCTCCAGCACTTCTAAGTTCAGCGGCCAGTTCGTCAGTGTTACCGCAAGTCCATTGAGATTCCAACTTAAAAACTTCTGCGTTAACTGGCCACGTAAAAAATGCAACGCAGAACGCTAGTAGGGTAATGAACCCTATTTTAATTATAGCTGGCCGCCAGCCATTCAGTGTGTTGTTGAGCATTATCTGAGGACTTTTGTAAATTGTACTTACCACAAAACTTCATAAAGTGTGGTCCTACGCTGGGATTACGCTCTTTTTGTACAGCCTCGGCAATAGTAGCATCAAGCTCGGCTTTGATGTGATCTGGTTGTGCAGTTAGGTCAATAATAGCACGATTGCGTTCATAGTCGTCACGCACCAAGTGTTCGACGCCCTCATGGTCGGTCCAACGCTGAAGCATGAGATTATTCCACATGAAGCCTTTGTTATTACGATCAGCAAACGCTTCTTCTAAGCCCACTTTGTTCTTTGTACCTTTGGTACGCACGCCAGGAAACGCAGAAAAGATATTATCACTTGTATCGCCACGCATGCATTTTTCAAACAGCAACCATTCTGGTTCTGGTGCTGGCTTTACTTCTTTGGTCTTTTTGTCTTTTACTGGTTTACCTTTTTCGTCAAAGTAGCCTTCGTGCGTAGTAAGCACGCCAGTTATGCCATTGAATAATTGAACGTTAGGAGCAATAAGTTGTTCAAAGTCTGTGTCGCTGGAAACGATAATATGGTTATCGTCTTTGTGCAATTGAATCCAACGTGCAATGAAATCGTCGGCTTCGCATACAGGATTCTTAAGAACAGTTACGTTAGTCTTAGTACTAATGTATTCGTAAAACTTGTCAAAGGATTCCCAAAACAGTTTTTCTTCTTCTGCTTCTTTAGGAGTTTGTTTAGCACGACCTTCTGCACGATTGGCCTTGTACGGCTTGTAAACGTCCTTGCGCCAGCTTCGGCCTTCGAAACAGAATACAACATGCTTGCCCTGACGATCACGCCATTGACGTAGGACCGAAGCAAGGATAATATGGTAGCTCATTGCAACACGTTCCTCGGGATCACCAGAACGGATCACATGACGGGCACGGAAGAATAAGTTTGCGGCATCAACGATTAAGTAACTCATGTGTGTATTGTAGCAGGTTAAAGTGTTGTTGTCAAGTGTTAGTTGGTGGATCGCATGGTGTTCTACTAAACATTCCATTTGGTCTTTGTATGTAGCCCAATTTGAGCCTATCCTCAGGAAGATATACTATTTTAATAGAATCGCCGGGAAATATTGTTCCGGGACATAGCACCTGACCAAGTACCCCTAACCGAGTAATCACACCGCCACCATTCTTTTTCCAATGAAAGTACGAATCAACGGTTGGGAAAATCACATTTGCAAATTTATAGCAAAAGGTACGTAGGTGTGTTATTTTAATTTGTGCAGTTTCGCCAAATTGTAAAATGGTACCTTGAGGCAATGTTTCGATAGAATGAATACCGTCAACTTGAATATTTTCACCAAAGGCACCTGCAGATATAGTTCGACTATAAAGCTGATTTATCTCTGTATATCTCTCCTTTGGCATCAAGCTAACCTGGTTGTATGCTGATGCTTCAAAGAATCCGTCTTTATCTTTTTTTATAACATTTGGCTGAAAGTGTTTATCGCCAATGACACCACCGATATCAATTTGAATAGAGTCTTGTGGTGTTTTTGTAATAGGAATTTTACTTAATTCTGCAAATGCATCATACATTTCTTGATCTGGCTGGTCTAAGAGTACACATTTTTTATGTAACAGGACTTCTAATTTATTGTGAGCTACACGATGTTCGACAGAAAGTCTTGTAGACGGGTCTAAATTAACCGATGTTACTTTCATTGATTGCGAGTACGATCGTTAGTTTGCATACGACCAGCATCGGCAATGAAGTTACCGTCGGCCTGCCCATCCATGCTAACATTACGGCACATGTCAGTGAACCAATGATCCACAATTTCTTCTGGGGACTGTCCTCGATAACCGTGATCACGTAAAAACATTACAAATGCCGGGTTCCACTCCAATTCAAAATAGCCCTGCTTTGGATTACTGGGATCTACATTGGCCTGGATTACATTAACCCATGGCTCAGAACTGTTACGCATTGATTTTGCAGTCTGTTTTCGCTTAAATAATTTTTTAATAAAGTCGAACATTTCAAATATCCCGTCCAAATACATCTTCTTCCCTCTTAGGTAGTTCGGCTAGTACCTTTTCCCGCCACGCGGTTGTTTCAATATACCAGTTGCTACGTTCATCATCGGACCTAAAGCAGCCAATACACATTCCTGTTTCATCGGACACACAAATGCCAATGCATGGGTTTGTTAAATTTGCGTGATCATCATTCATTCTTAAATGCCTTAAAAAGCATAGGGATCTGTTTTTCTCTATGCTGTGGTAGTTCTGGTACAAGTTTGATACGTTTATCAACCTCGTTACTGTATGTAGTCTTGCACAAGCCACAAGTTTCTTCGGATTGCATAGTTATAAGTTTCCCGTTAGATTTACAAGTATGAGTCCACGTTGCCATGATATGCTTATTTGTTGGCTACGTCAAGTTCGGTTACTGTAGTTTTGATCGCTTCGGCAAAGTTCAATGCACTTTGCTTGTTAAGCAACATATGATGCTCTTGCTTATGCACACCTTTAAACAAAATCTCATAAACTGCATGCAAACGCTTACCCCAATCAGACCACACAGGAGTCCAAGTTGTTACATAAAAGCTAACTTCAACTTCAGGGAGGTCTCGATCACTTTGAACTTCAATCCACATCTTAGCCGAATGGTCATCGGATGTGCAATCGCATTCAACGTTAAAGACTCGAGCATCGCCAAAGTCTTGTTCCAAACTAATGCCCTGTGCAGGTGTTTGTGCTTTCATTGGATTTCCTCCTGTGTATCCAGTACCGTACATTACTTGCCCCAACCGTTTGACCAAATGTCAACGTGTAAACGTGGACTATACCTATAACCTCGTTCTAACGCAAAGTCTGCAATGTGTTTGCTATTAGCAAAGTATGCCGCATCTGTACCGCCTACTGGCATAACAAACACTGGACCTTTAAATCCTGCTTCTCTATATTCTGCTGTAGCGGCATCTACTTCTTTGAAGTCTTCTAACTTATCTACAACAAACTTCAAGTAAGTAAAGCCACGAGTTTGATATTCTACAACTACTTCGGGACAAATTGCGTCCTTCCATAGTTCACCACTGGCACTTAGCTTGGGGCTTACACTAAATGTAATTTGATCTTTACGCAAGTGGTAGTCATTCATTAAGAAACGTTTAAAGTCATCATGCAAATGTTGGGTGCCGTTTGTCTCAAAGGTTAAGTTTTCGAGATCACGCATCTTATTTTCACTTAGCAAATCTGGATATAGTTGTTGCCAACCTAACAATGGTTCGCCACCTGTGATAACAAGGTGTACATCATTGCCGTTATCTTGTTTCCACTTATGATTAGGAGTTAGTTCTAACATCTTATCAATAGCTTCATCAATACTATAATAAGGACTTAGATGTTTAAATGCAGGATGCCATGACGCATAGCTATCGCATCCGGTTTGTGCAAGCGGCAAGTCGTTAAATGTTTTGTAAAGATGTACTACCTTGCCAATCTCATCCGGTTCGTTTGTTTTCTCACCTGCAGGCAGGCCAAAGCCCGGACATTTAAAGTTGCAGCCAAATGTTCTAAAAAACACACTTGGTACGCCTACAAAGCGACCTTCGCCCTGTGCAGAATAGAATACTTCGCTTACTTTAAATTCATTCATAGATATTAGACCATTTCTTTAATTTTTCGATTTTAGCAATCTTGGCAGTATTTAGACCTGCTTCTGTTACTACACCCATTGATTGTAACAGATCTACCATTGCAAGTACATCACCAATTTCACCTTCTAAGTGTTGTGCATTAGTTAGGGGTTTGCCTGGCTTGAAGTTATCCAAACCAAAGCGGTGACACTTACTAACTGCCTGCACTACTTCGGCACATTCTTCTGAGAGAATGTTCATAACTTCGTGTAGCTTACTGTCCATTTTTAAATTCCATATATGGT